TTTATCTGAGTATAGTATTGCAGCAAGTTCATCTGCGATATACTTCCAAGATCCAGTGAAAGCTAGTTCTAATGGAGTTATCGTAGTTGCAGCAGCTGGCGAAACATTACTTGGTGGACTAAACGGTATTTCCTATACTGACGCTAACACAAGTAAGCCTACGTGGGCCAACCACTTAGCAGCAGCAAACACTGCTACTGATATCGTTGGTTTCGTAAGCGATGACCCTTATGAAAGATTTGAGATCCAATCTGATAACACATCTGCTTCAGCGCAGACTGATGTTTTCATGAATGCAGATATGCTTGCATACGCAGCCGGAGATTCGGCTAACTTTGTATCAGCTGTACAATTGGATGACTCAACTGTTTCAACAACAAGTGGTCAATTTAAAATAATGGGACTATCAACTGACATTGATAACAATGAAATTGGTAGTGCTAATGTTAACTGGGTTGTTCAAATTAACGAACACCAGTACAAAGCCGCAGTAGCGGGAATATAATAGGAGAATAGGAGATAAACTATGGCTATATCACGAGGACAACTAGTTAAAGAACTAGAACCCGGCCTGAATGCACTATTCGGCCTGGAATATAAACGTTACGAGAATCAGCATGCTGAGATATATGTAACTGAAACTTCAGACAGAGCGTTTGAAGAAGAAGTTATGTTATCTGGTTTTGCAAACGCAGCAGTTAAACCGGAAGGTTCTGGCGTAGTTTTTGACAATGCTCAAGAAACTTACACAGCTAGATACACTATGGAAACTATTGCTCTTGCATTCGCGATCACTGAAGAAGCGATCGAGGATAACTTGTATGATAGACTTGCGTCTAGATATACAAAAGCATTAGCTAGATCTATGGCGAACACTAAACAAATCAAAGCGGTTGATCCACTGATCAATGGTTTCACTGGAGGTTCTTTTACTTCTGGTGACGGTAGTAACTTATTTGTTACTAACCACCCAACGATCGCTGGTACTGTGTCTAACACATTATCAACTCAAGCTGACCTTAACGAAACTTCATTGGAGCAGTCTTTAATCGACATCGCTGCAATGACTGACGAGAGAGGTCTTAAAATTGCTGCAAGAGGAATGAAATTAATTGTTCCACCTGCATTACAATTTACAGCTGAGAGATTAATGAAGTCACAAGGTAGAACTCAAACTGCTGACAATGACATCAATGCAATCGTGTCAATGGGAATGGTTCCACAAGGTTACAGAATCAATAACTTCCTAACTGATGCAGATGCATATTTCTTGATTACGGATGTTCCTAACGGAATGAAATATTTCGAAAGAACTCCAATCAGAACTGCGATGGAAGGTGATTTCGACACTGGAAACGTAAGATACAAAGCTAGAGAAAGATACAGATTCGGTGTATCTGACTATAGAGGTATCTTTGGATCTTCTGGAGCGTAATAACTAAACTTTTTTGTGGCGGGACATTGTTCCGCCACAATTACAATATAGAAAGAAAAAATGAGAAAATTCCTAGTAAAAATCAATGCATATCGATATCACGCTACATTTGAAGTATTTGCGGAAGATAATGTAGAATCTATTGAAAAATCAATCCTTGACAAACTGGGAGAAAAAAGTATAAATTGGGAATACCTTGGAGAAATGAACGATCCTAGGGTAAATAGAATAACCTATGAGGAGGTTGTTGATGGTACAGCAACTGTACAAACAAAAACGGTCCTTGGAGTTGAGGTGGCAACTGGAGTATGAGCAAAGTGGTAAATATACTCTGGATATGGTCAAGATTGATGACAAAATTAGAGAAGTCATCACTGACATTAAACTCGAGGAATCTAAGATTGCACATAGACAAAATGCAATCGAAAATGCAGCTGCCCAAGTTTCTGTGGCTACTTAGATAAACGCCACATCGCTGAAATCGCGTATTTCTGTAAGGATCTCTTGCACTCTTTAAAAATCTAATATATAAATTACTCAACTATACATTTATTAAGTTTGGTATGGGTTGCGTATAGTCTAACGGCCTAGAGACCATATCAAAACTACTAGGAAAAGGAGATAAATTATGGCTACTACTACATTTTCGGGACCGATAAGATCGGGAACGATTAACAATACAACTGGAACGACGTTAGGTGAAGATATAAGAAACGTTGGAGCTGTACCTACAGTTGCCGTGGCATCAACAGTGATGACTTACACGACAACTACTGCGACAGCGACAGGTTTAATCATACCTAAATATTCTCAAATTACGAGAATGTATATGTTGATTGAAGAACTCTTCAATAACTCAAGTACAACAACTATTTCTTTTGGAGATGGTGCAGATAACGCGGTGGACTTAACACCAGCAACTAACGTTGCAGCGGCTGCAATTGGTCCAATTGAAATGACTCAATCTGCAACTAACAGATGGCAAGTTGGTGCAACTGATATCGAAGTTTATGGTATCACTGTTGCTAACTCAGCTGATGCTGGACAAGCTAGATTGTTTGTAGAATACTTACAAAACTGGACTGGAACTGCTTTAAACAGTGGTAACAGAAACCCGTTAAAACCAAGTAACTACTAATAAGTAATTAAGTGTGGGCCTTCGGGCCCACATAAAATTAATGGAGAAAAAAATATGACAATGCAATCACCAGATATCGCCTCTTCACATACTGTGGCAGAAGGCACTACTATGCAAGTAGGGAGAACTAGAGTTTACGGAGTTTACTTAGACAGTAATACAGTTGCTGGAAACTTTACCATACGTGATGGAAGTTCATCAGGTACGATAAGATTTAGATGTAAAACACCTGCACAAATAGGTGGGCTTACAATAAATTTTCCTCACCCTATTTTATGTAAAGATGGAGTTTATACAGCTTTCACTACTGAACATGTTCACGCAGCTACAGTTTTTCATAGCGGCGGAGATAATAACTAGGAGGCTCAGTGGCTTTTTCTGGCACAAGTACATTCGAGAAAACATTCTCGATCGACGAAGTTATTACTGAAGCTTTTGAAAGACTCGGCTTTTTTGATTATTCAGGTAATGACTTACGATCAGCGCGAAGATCTTTAAATATTTTATTTCAAGATTGGCAAAATAGAGGTGTGCACTTTTGGGAAATTAGTGAACACTGTTTTACTTTAAACACTAGTCAACCTACTTACACAATTTATAGATCCCCTTCAGATGGAAACGGAGATGGAATTGATACAACTTTAACAGCGGGTATCAGTGCCACTGATTTAACTATTCCTGTTGCTTCTGTAGCCCAGATGCCTGATTCAGGTAAAATAAGAATTAATTCTGAAGTTATAAGATACTCATCTATCTCAAGTTTAAATTTAATTGTTTCATCAACTGCTGACCGTGGAATTGATGATACAACCGCTGCTTCTCATTCTAGTGCAGATGCTGTTGTAAATTTTGTTGATATGTGTTCTGATGTTTTAGAAGCTAGCTACAGAACTACAGCTAATGTAGACACACCTTTATCTAAAATAAATAGATCTCAATATTCAGCTTTTTCAAATAAAACTTCTGAAGGACAACCTTCACAATACTGGGTTCAAAGATTTATAGATAAGGTTACAGTCACTTTATATTTAACACCAGGTAGTTCACAGAATAATAACTTTATGCATTTTTATTATTTACAAAGAATTCAAGATGCAGGAAAATATACGAATATTGCAGATGTCGTTAACAGATTTGTACCAGCTATGTGTGCAGGGTTATCTTATTATATCTCTCAGAAAAAAGCACCACAACGAACTCAAGAAATGAAATTATTATACGAAGACGAATTAACAAGAGCACTTCAAGAAGATGGTTCACCCGCAAGTGTTTATATTTCACCTAAAACTTATTATCCGGAGATCTAATGGCTAAGTTTGCAAAAGGAAAATATGCACTAGCAATCTCTGACAGAAGCGGTTTAGCTTTTCCCTGGAGAGAAATGGTTACAGAATGGAATGGTGCCTTTGTTCATGTTTCAGAATATGAACCTAAACAACCACAATTAGAACCAAAACCATTTGTAGCTGACCCTCAAGGTTTAGAACAAGCAAGACCAGCGAGAACAGAATTTGGAACAGTAGATTTTTTACCAAAGAATCCTTTTACAACTGCAGCAGCTAGTACACTGGTTACAGTTTCAGAACCATTTAGTGATAGACAAAATAATGACATTGTAAGATTTCAAG